GCTTAGTATGATATTATCTCCATCGCTCCACCGCTACGTTTTATTTATGTTGGCCGTGGTCTGGATGCAATCCCACATAGACTGGCACTACTATACAGCGTATAAGCCCGCTGTCAACCCCACCTCGCATAACGAACAGTAGGTTTATCGTAATGGCTTATCCTAATCTAGTCGCAGACATTGACCCACGAATGTTTGTATTGTTTGACCGATTCGTATAAGCGTTTCCTAGGACACCTATACGCTAGTTTTACGATTACTCGGCCCGAGATAATCAACAAGCATTTGCTTGACTCTCGTATTCTACACTCTAGTATCGGTTTGTCAACAGAGAAAAATAAGAAAAAATATTCTGTCATTTTGGCAGGTCGTGCGGCCCGGCTGCCATTTCGGCAGACCAGGAACCCCCTCAAAAGAGGAGGCTCGCAAGGCCGGTCTTGAAGACTACCCCACCCAGGAGTGGTCGCCTCACATCCGTAGTACGTTCAGCATAAAAGTTACGAATCTTACCATCAAAAGTTTGTGCGGTAACAAGATGCTTACTACGCTGAAACTCTGTATCATACTTACGATAACGACTACGACGATTCAATCGTGAGATATCATCCTCTGTCAATGTCTGCACGTTGACAACCCTAGCCATAAAACGCTCTGGAACATCAGTAACAGGCTGCAAATAACGGAAGTTATAAACACTCCCAATCTTTGCGTTAGTCAAATTATCACGAACACCACGATAAACATGAAACCAAGCAAAACCAAACATAGCAGCAGCAACACCAGCAAAAATCGAACCAAACAGAATCGTATCGTTCATAACAACCTTTCTTAGTTAGTTATCAAGTAATAGGCTTAGGATACCATGCTTATCGGCAATGTCAAGCGGCATCTTCAACAAAATCTTGAACCCAATCCGCATTGATAGCATCGCGGTCGATACCACTATCATTCCACGCAACATTGTCCGGGGTTTGATAACCAATAGGACCGCTCAAATCTTTCATACAATCCACAAACTCGTCGTAGGTTTCACACTGTCGTGCTAGATTATAAAGGCCCTCATCATTATTGATCCAAAGAACAACATTCCAAGTCTCATAATTCTTGAAGCCATTGTAGGTCATTTTCTTTTCCTCTGGGTTATGTTCTGATTCTACAGTAGAATATCGACTTGTCAAGAGAAAAAACTTGAAAAAATATCGTGTGCCATTTTGGCAGTTTTCGCGGCCCCGCTGCCGTTTTGGCAGATCGGGGTTCTTTTAGGCTTCTACCTCATCATCCTCAAAAAACTCACTAAGGTTATAATCTTCCCAAATACGCTTTGGAATCATATCCTTGCTATGGTACTCAGTATAATCTTCCTCTCCATCCTCAAAGATACCACAGAAAGCCATCCCAGGCTCAAAGTAGGTAGCCTCAACACTAAATCCAAGTTCGTGCAACTTTTCATACAATCCAATAGGAGGACTCCAAGCACTATCAAAACTCATAGTTGCTTCATTATCCACAATAGTAGGATGAAGCCCATGAACTTCTCCGTTATCACTACCAATATCCCACTTGGTTCCCCAATTTTCTACACACCACGTATACCAGTCTGCAAAAACTGTGCCATCTTCATTCTTTGGCACTGGCAGATAGTGTTCACAAGCCTTACCTTCCTTATAGGCATGGATAAACTCCATAACCTTAGAACGATTAGTATGGGAAATGGTCAACTTATTGAGGCACCAATTAGGCATAATGTTCTCCTTTGTGGCGATTCTATACTATAGATTATCGGTTGTCAAGGGGTTGTTCTTTGGCAACTTTATCTATCAGTTTTTGAATTGTGTCTTTATAATACTCATCAACCTGTTTGTCCTTTACAGTATACAATCCTGCAATAATTAGACAAACTTCTATTTCAGACAAAGAAATCAAAACATTAGAAGATCTAAGCATTTTATATTCTCGCTGACTACGCCCACGCCGCCCAAATCCGAAGGATTAGGAAAAACAGAATAGCCCCACGGAGGATCGAACTCCGATCTCCGGGATGAAAGCCCGGTATACTAGACCATTATACTATGGGGCCAAAATCCTTTCAACCCATACAAAATCACCATATTTTTGTTTAGCAAGAATCTGTGCTTCGTATTGTGAATTAGCAACAACCATACCTAAAAATGTATGACTGAATCTAAATACTTTCCAAGCGTATTGAGCACAACTATAGCAATTAGTGGTATTCATAAAACTTATTCTACTCTATAGTATCGGCTTGTCAAGCGATTTTCTATAAAAATAATGTCTGCCATTGTGGCAGTTTTCGCGGCCCGCCTGCCGTTTTGGCAGTTATGCGGGTTGTTATATTACTCAAAATCCACAAAAATAATCTGATTATATCCACGGGGTTTAATAGTCAAACCAACATCATAATCATAAGTATCGCTCTTAACACCGGTCATTCCGGCCAAACTCTTAGCCTTCCTCACAATATTACGTTGTGATGTACTCTTATGAATAGCAAACTCATAACGATTAGCCCAACTATAATTAGCCTCACCGCCAAAAGTATCAGTCTGCGTAACAACAACCTTCATCATCTTTTCCTTTTCTTGTGGAATATAAGCCCTAATCCAATCTTGCAAAGTCATTCCTGCCATCACTCACCCCCATAATAATCATCATACATAGGAGTATCACTATTATAATCTTCATCCATACCGAATCCGGCCGATGCTAGACCACTCTCATGATCCCCGTCCATACTATCATCATAATCATTATCATCATAATAATCGTCGATATCATCAAACTCGTCCTCATAATCATTCAATTCCATATCATCCTCATAAAAATCATTATATTCATCATACAGGGGATTAGGGTGACTCATGACTTTCTCCTTTTTAGTGAACATACCACAGAACACCATCACTGTCAATCATCGGCTCGGGATAAATCTGATCTACAACCTCATCCACAAGGCCCGTTACTTCGGCCCAATCCATAGGATGACAGTCAACACAATCAATCGGCTCGGCCATAGGCTCGATAGTACCCTCATCCGCGAGTTGAGCCAGAATCTTATTCACAACTTCAAAATCGTTGAGCATAACTTTTCTCCCTTGTGATGCTCTTGTTCTACCATACATTATCGGCTTGTCAAATGGAAAAAATGTAGCCTAAAAAAGATTTTTGCGGCACAAGATTTGCTGGTCTGCCATTTTGGCAGATCGTGCGGCCCGCCTGCCATTTCGGCAGATCGGGTTTTCCTATTCTACACATTTAGGGCAAACAAAATGACAACCTTTACAAGAAGCCATTTTAACAGATTCATTATTTTCATTTAATGAAGTATATACTACAATCTTTTCAGATAATTTATTTTCTGCCTCAGATACTGGCAGCGTATCTAAATAGTCTCCAAGAGGATATTGAGGATCATAACGATATTCAATAGTTAATTTCTGGCTAGGTTTAGAACATCCTGAAATAAAAAATGTTACAATGCACCCAAGAATAAAACAAAAGGTTAGCAAAATCTTATCATTCTTGGTCATTTAAATCTTCCTTTACTGGAAAAACAAGATCACAAACAAGATAACTACAAACAACACCAGCAATAAATCCCACACTTATACTGACCCAGTTAATATCGACCATCCATGGCCCCTTTCTTTAATTTATTCTCTAATAGCCTTACCAAACTTCTTTAAATCTTCGGCCCTAACTTGCTTTTGCCAATTTTCATTAGCCTCTTGTGCAATATCCAAAAGAGCCATAATAAAACCGCCAAGAATAATAGTAAAAAATCCGACCATAATTACTACTATCATGCTTGCACCACCATACCTTCCATAAAGGGATATTCCTTACCATTCAATTTAACATACCATTCGTACTTACGCTGGTAGACCCTAACTGGGCTATACTGGTTAATTCTATCCTTAGTGGTACTAGTTTGCCATCCCCCCGTTTGGAGGGTCACAGTATTATCGGGATGAATCTTCACCACATAAGTGCTATGAAGCAAAATCCCTACGCTTCCGTCGTGCAGGATTTCCGCATAAGTATTATTACCAATCTTTCGGCTATCCTTATTACGCTTGCCCCTAACCATCTTAACCGCTTCGGCGTGATTCATTTTTTTCTCCCTTGGATACTATTCTTATCGGTATTCTACACTCTAGACTTTACTTGTCAAGTCTTACAGAAACCACAGTAAAACCGACAGGATTACAATCAGTCAACTTATTCGCATCAATCTGGGCAGATTCCCTATCTCCATAGACTTTGCCCGGTTCAACCCCCGCACACTCGCAAGCAGGGCCACGATAAGCCCAAATAGATGATGCAGGATCAAAACTTCTCGATTTTTTCATAATGATAAACATGGCTTTTCCCCCTTATTTATTATATCGGTATTCTACAGGTCAAACCTTGAATGTCAACCAAAAAAAATAGTGGTGAAGTTTTCCCCTGTCATTTTGGCAGTCCGGGCGCGCCGCCTGCCATTTTGGCAGTTCCCCTACCGTAGTGGGGGTGGCGTTTTGTTCAGTCCTCCCCCCTAAAAGGGGAGATTTCCTCTCCGCTGGCATGGATCGCTTCGTACTGTGACCGCAAAGCCTCAACCCTCTCCCAACTGCCCGGCTTGCCCACCTTGAGAATCATATGGTCCTCACCCCCCTTATAGCGGGGATCGACCTTTTCGACCTTGACCTTGCCCATATTTCGCAAAGCCTTGCGATTGAACTTGAGAATCTTTTCACTACGAATCGGGCCGACTACCCCTTCCGCAAGGGTAGGTTGGTGGGGGATAGCGATACCAACAAAGCACATCCGGGCGGTACGCTTGGCTTCCTCAATGATAGCAAACTTAGCCATGACTTTTTCTCCAAAGGATACATGGATTCTATAGACCCTAGACTACAAATCAACCCCCACAACGAGGGGACTACCACCTATTCCTACGATCTTCCTCGCGGAGCATTTCTTCCTCTTCTCGCTGACGCCGCGTGACTGGCTGACCATACCCCATATTGTAAGCATCACGGGCCGCATCATATCCATCATCCGACCCGACTTCACAATGCTCTCCACAACGGGGGCAAATATCCTGAAACCTAACCACAGCACCACAGCAATCGCTAATCATTGTCAACTTCCTTTCTTTCTTTTCCATCATCATACATTTCATATCGACAATTGCAAGCGAAAAAAATTAGAGCAAAAAAATATTTTTGTGGCACAAGATTTGCTATGCCAATTTGGCAGAGAGTTTGGCACAAGATTTGCTGAGCCTGCCATTTTGGCAGTTTTCGCCCGCGATCTGCCATTTTGGCTGGCTGTCGCCATTTTCGCCAGCCGATAGGATCGGCTAGTACAAAAGAGGGGTTATCCCCCAAACTGGGGGTTCTGCCATTTTGGCAGTTCGCCCGCCCCGCCTGCCATTTTGGCAGTCTCCTTGCGGGATTGTTAATGTAATATTAACTTGTTCTTACATAAACTTCAGTATTAACAAGGTTATCATTAATAGTAACAAGCCAGTTATTACCGCTACCATCTTCTGGCCTAATACCATTTATAACACCACGAATATAAGATCCTTCGGGATGATGCAAGATAATAGCAACTCGGCCCCTATCCTGCATTTTCTTACAAAGCCACTCATAACTATAAACAGGAACTTTACTATTAACAACCATACCAGAAAGCGTACCCATGTTATATTTCCTTATGCAAAGAAAAAGAACGGAATGTAAATAAAAAGGTAAAAGGCCCAAAAGATTTGAAATGATAAGATACCTAAACCACTAATAACTTCAAAAGTACCAATATCGTCGGGGTGTTCACCCAATAAATTATAACAAATCCAATTCTTCATTTAATATAACCTTTACATTGTTAACATAACAGCAACGGCCAACGATTTACGATCATAACATCCGTATATACTATTACCGATTTTAATCGTCCAAAATCCCGGTTTATTAGGATGATTTACAACCTTCATGCAAAATCCTCCTCGCCTTGCATATCTTCGGGATAACTATCGTCGGCGTCGATCCATATATCTTCATATTCTGGCATATAATCTAACTCTAAATTATTATCATCGGGCATATGATTATAAGCCTCACAAGCCAGCATTGTATCGTTAATAATACGCTCAAAAGAATGATACATTGTAATATTACCTTTCTACTTAAACGGGTTGACCATTACAAATCGAGCAGGACCATCCGCCCGTAATATCATCCATATAAAAACTTTTGTAAGCATTGTCAGACTGCTTAATAATTACCAACATACGATCCCCGATAGACTTCACACTTTCCACCACACCCTTAAAGATTCTACCATCCTTCCGGGTGCCACGGAAACCATATCCAACGTAATCAGTAATTTTCATTTCTTATCCCTTTTATATATTCTATATCGGCTTTTGCAACTATAAAAAATAGACTATCGACCCTGGAGTGCCGGAAGTGGAAAATCGCTCCAAGCGTAATCGTAACATTCGTCAAGGTATACGCTAGCGTACTTACTACCATCCAACTTGACCACTACCATTTTACCCTTGACCGGGATATTCTTCACCGACTCGATTTGACCCACGAACACCTTATCGTCACGGTTCCGAATCGCGGAGAAATACATTCCAGCCACAGGACGAATCATCGTTTCCATCTTTCACTTCCTTTCTTTTCCTTGGTTATACATTACCTATCGGCAATTGCAAGCGGAAAAAATTAGAGGAAAAATTATTTTGTTTGGCACGATATTTGCTGATGCCATATTGGCAGATCGTTTGGCACAAGATTTGCTCTGCCTGCCATTTTGGCAGTCCGGGCGCGCCGCCTGCCATTTTGGCAGTTCCCCTACCGTAGTGGGGGTGGCGTTTTGTTTACCCCCTATATTTGGGGGGATAACTCCCCAGCCATACCATATGGTCCCTCCACTCCCTCGCGTGGGGGGTTCCGTGCTTCTTGCGAATGAGACGGAGTTGTGCCGCGAGCGTGCCCCTATAAATGGGGGAAGGATCGCGTTGAATCCACTCCCCGATCCACTTATTCGCGGGAACCGCTACCAAAAGTCTATGGTCAAAAACTTGCATGATTTTTCTTTCTATCCCCCCATAAGGGGGAGGTTTCAAAGTACCCCTCTAATTGCCGGTCTATGGTCAAACTTCAACCGGCCGAAAATCGTCCAGTTCCACAGTGGCACAATTTTCAAGGTATACTGTAGCGTAGTCCTTCCCTCCGTTGCTCCACCCTTCAAAAATCACCACCATGGTACCCTTTGCGGTTTCGCGGACTTTTTCGATCATGCCCTGAAACTTCCGGCCATCGTTCCGAATGACAAAGATATACATTCCGGCGGAGGGGAGCATTTTCATTTTCATATTCCTATTCTAAGGTTATCGTTCCGTTTCCACTATCCTACATTTTATATCGGCATTGTCAAACGAAAAAAAATCAACGAATTGTGATGAATCCGTTGTAGTGGGAAAAAACTAAGGTAAGGTTTCGACCGACATACTTATCGTTGATATACTTTTGAGCAGTAGACTTGAGATTATCGGTGGCACCGACACCTTGAATCACGTTTCCATTTTCGTCGATAACTTTCCATACTTTCTTTTGAACGATACGGGGCAGGCTACCGATAAAAGTATTCACGTTCATTTGTATTCTCCGTTTCTTTCTTTACCCTATGATACATTCTATATCGGCATTGTCAAACGGAAAAAATTAGACGTTCTCGATTGTTTCCAAAATGATTCTCCGTTGGGCTTCGTTCCGAACGATTGTGGAGTGTACCAAAATCGCCACGAGATTTTCGATGATTTTCGTTGTCATGATTTTTCTCCGTTTCCCCAAGGATACATTCTATATCGGCATTGTCAAACGGAAAAAATAGTGTGGTGAAAAGTTCACCGCTCGATTTTTGGCATGATTTTTGCTTGAAATATTCTAGGCTGTTTCCCCACGTTAGGGGGTTTTTTCGTTTCCCTCTAATGGGGGATGATACCCCCAAAAACCGGCGGTGGTGAAAAAAAAATAAGCACCCTCTATAACAATTGGCCGTTTTCTTTTATGTTTGAAATAATTATGTTGTATCTAGATATTTAGTTCCAATGAATATAATGTCTCAAATCTTTTTCATACTTATGTACTAAATTTAAATTGCTATCTATTCCATAGATTATATATTTCATTGGTGTGTTGTCGCTATTACATAGTATATTAATACTATCATTATTAAAAATATGAGATCCACACATTTGAGAATAAATAATTTTTCTATGTAAACTAATTAAATCTAGCTTCACCAAACTAATTGCATCTATTTTTTTTATAAAAACTTCTTTATCAAATTCATTAATTTTGATTGGTATTATTTTTCTAAAACCATTGTTCCACTCTATTTCAGAATCATAACTCACTGGTGGCTCTACTCCATGAATAGCACTTTGCTGTATTCTACGATTTTTAAAATCAAATCCCCCATATTTTTCATAGTCCTGTATGGTTCTTTGATTCCCCAATCCATATATACCAAGATCTATACCATAGTCTTCTTCGCCTAGCAATTGTCGTATTCTTTTTTTACTTTCAATATCTCTTTCATTCCATGTTTTTTCTATTATTCCTTGTTCTTTATGAGCACTGTTATGATCGCCCCAATGCTTAATACTATTATTTCGTCCATAATAATGCCACACCAAATTAATATTAGGATGATATAAATCATAACCCATAGTAAAAGAACGCGCACTTAAAGCTATCTCATCTCCTGCAAAATATAAGTTTGGATCATAGATATATTCTTTACAATGTAAACCAGTAGTAAAAAAATAATGACCGCTAACAAATCGTGCTCTAATTGGTCTCTTAAGTTCTTCATCATTTGTTATTTGCATAGGATTAAACCATATAGTACCACTACTTTTAAAGTCTATTGGTAATATTTTGCATGGTTGATAGTTTAGAATCTCGTTTGTATTAGCATCATACGAAGCAGCATATGATGTTAGTAGTGGTTTTTGAGATATTGGTAATAGAGAACTATACATCTTAATTAATTCTTCATCCCAATTTTGAGCAAATCTATGATGACTATCTAACTGAAGAGTAAAATCTTCATTCTCATATAAACTTTGAGTTAAGCTTCTGGCCCATCCTAGACCTTTACTATTTTGCCAATCACAATCAATAATTCTAACATTTGATTGGTGAGCAAATTCGTCTATAGATTCTGTTTCATCTTTTTGCCACACTATTCCAAAAGTTAGTTGATGATTTTTGCTACTTTTATCAACTATATCTCTTAGTGTGGGTAATAATTCTCTATCTCTATAACTAGCTATTTGTATAAATATGCTACTCATAAAATAAAGTGGCCAAAGCTACCACTAATGATAGCTTTGACCAAAATATTGTTTAGTTATTAGTTGTGGCCTCAGTATTTTTACGTGGGCGACCTCGTTTTTTAGCTATGCCACTCTTGCGTCTTTGTCTTCTAACCATACTTTGACTAACAATTTGACCAGTTATTTCTGTTAATTTAGCCGCAATATCTTTATCTAGCATTTCTTGATGATCTAGAATAAACTGAATATCTGTTTGGTTCCATTTTTTATATGTTTTGGTCATAATTTCACCATTATCCTTTGCTTAGTGTAAAAAGTAACTATAATATATTGTAAGCCATAATTTAAATAAGGCAAGGTGAAAAATGACTAATTCCAATAATTGTCCAATTTTTATAGATTCTACACTTAAGATAGTTGCTAGTGAGGATCTAAATATTCATCAAGATCTAGAGAATGAACAAGTAAATTTACCAATAGAAGAATTATTACATAATCAAGAACATGCGAAAAAAGAATGACATTTTTAAAAGAAAAAAAATCACAGAAGAAGATTTTTTAAAAGTTCTAGACACTATTAGCAAAAAATTAATATATAAATTTAAATTTGGATATCATGATATAGAGGATATGAAGCAACAAGCTGCTATTTTTGCTCTAGAAGGTTTAGAAAATTACGATAATAGTCGCCCACTAGAGAATTTCTTGTGGACCCACGTACATAATCGTTTATTTAATTTTAAAAGAGACAAATATTTTCGCCCAGATAATGTTTGTGTTACCTGTCCCTTTTATGATCCTAAAAATCTGAAATCAGATAATCAGTGCGCCAAATTTAAAAATAAAAATGATTGTGATATTTATTCACAATGGCAAACCCGTAATCAAATTAAAAAAAATCTCATGCAACCCGTGCATATTGAAAATGATAACTCTACCTCACACACATCCACAGACTTCACCAATTTATTATCTAACGTAGAAATTTTATCCTTAATAGAAAATAATCTATCAATTCAATATAGAGAAACATACTTAAGACTAAAGGGCGGTGGTAAAGTAAACAAACAAGATTTACTCAAACTAAGAGATCATATATCACATATTCTGCACAATTTTAATATAAATATGGATAATTTATGAGTAGTAAAAAACGTGGCCAACTTAGTTTAGATGAAGAAAAATTTATTAGAGATAATATTAATACTTTATCTATACAGCAAATAGCCGATAAAATTAATCGTAATTTAGCTCCGGTACAAAGATATATTACAGAAAATAGACTTCTAGAAGATAGTGAAGTTTTAAATGATGAAACATATCTTAAGCATAAATTACATAGTAAAACATTTTGGCAAGAAATTAAAAAACAATTTGATAATGATAGTGGAGAATTAGAATATTTTGAAAGCATATGGATTAATCTTATTCGTCAATTTAGAGAAGACGTATTACCAGCGGAGGAACTTCAAATCAAACAATTTATTACTATTGATATTCTTATTAATCGTAGCATGAAAGAACGCAAAAGACACATTTCAGAAACGGAAAAATTACAAAAAGAAGTAGATAAAATTTATGCATTACCAGAAGATCAAAGAGATATACCAAGACTAACTAATTTAGAAACACAATTAAGTTTTGCTCGTAATAGTATCGCTAATTATACTAATGAATATACTAAATTATTAAACGAACAACAAAAAATTAGTAAAGATCTTAAGGCCACCAGAGAACAGCGTATTAAACGAATAGAAGACGGCAAAAGTAGTTGGGTTGGATTAATACGCATGTTAGAAGATGAAGAAATTAGGGAAAAAGAGGGTCGAGAAATGGAAATTATCAGGATGGCAACTGAAAAATCAGTTCAAGGATTGGAGCAATATCATGAGTTTGCAGACAAAACTGTAGATAGACCATTCTTGACACCAGAAAGTGTGATTTTAGATTCTTAGATTCAGCATAAAATTTATTTTTAAGACTATTAGCAATTAGAAAAATTAAATATGAATATTATTTTATTAGTATAAATAATTAGGCCACAGATCAAATTGCAGTAATTTGACTTGCCATTACTACTATTATTCCTACATCTGCATAATATTATGTTCCGAAACTTTAAAGATCCTCAATATACTCAATGGCGTAAAAGTGTCTATCAAAGAGATAATTTTAAATGCCAATGGCCAAATTGCAATCAAAAACAAAAACTTAATGCACACCATATAAAAAATTGGGCTAATTTTCCTGGTTTAAGATTTGTAATAGATAATGGAATTACTTTATGTAAATATCATCATGATATGATTAAAGGATTAGAAGAAACTTATGCTTCTACATTTATGAGAATTATAGCGAGCAAAAAATGAATACAGAAGATAATTTTACCATTATAATAGATACTAGAGAACAGCACCCATGGCATTTTTCATATCACTCTAAAGCTAATCGTAAATTAGATACTGGTGATTATAGTATAGACGGCTTAGAAAATATATTATGTATTGAAAGAAAAAATGGTATAGCAGAAATTGCAAATAATATGACAGAGCCCAGATTTAAAGATGTTATTGAGAGGATGAAAACATATAAACATGCATATATTCTTATAGAATGTAACTATGAACAAATGATGAACTATCCAGTAGGATCAGACGTTCCTAAAAAAGCTTGGTCAAAAATTAGAATTAGTCCAGCATTTATACTAAAATTTCTTACGGAACTTTCTGTGCATCATAATATACATGTTATTTTTTGTAGTAATCCTGAATGGGCTGAAAAAACAGCATTATCTATAATGAAGAGAGTATATAAGTTATATGAGCCAAAAAATTCAAAATAAACACGCTTTTGAAGACGCCTGGTTAAATCTTGGCGACTTGTCAAAAATTATTATACCTAAAAATCTTATGATTAATAGGGTTAAAAGCGATATTGAAAATCCAGACCTTCATTTATTAAGACTAATGAGGAATCCAAAATATTTTGGTATGACTGTTAAATTATTATTTGGTATAGAATTACATCCAATACAGATTGCTATTTTGCAAGAATTTTGGGTTAGACCATTTCCAATGTATATAGCCAGCCGTGGCTGGGGTAAAAGTTTTCTTTTAGCCTTATATTCAGTATTAAAATGTATATTTTTTCCAGGTACAAAAATTGTTATTGTCGGTGCTGCATTTAGACAGAGTAAATTAGTTTTTGAATATATGGAAAACATTTGGAGATCTAGTTCTATATTAAGAAGTATTTTTAATGGTAATGATGATGGACCAAGACGAGACGTAGACAGATGTACAATGAGATTAGGAGAAAGCTGGGCAATAGCGATTCCAATGGGCGATGGTAGTAAAATTAGAGGTTTAAGAGCACATATTATTATTGCAGACGAATTTGCCTCTATTAGTCCAGATATTTATGAAACGGTTGTGTCGGGTTTCGCCGCTGTAAGTGCAAGCCCTATTCAAAATGTAAAAGAAGAAGCTAAGAAAAAAGCGATGAGAGATGCTGGTCTATGGAATGATGAATTAGAAACATTAGAATATAAAATGGGCAATCAGGCTATTATTAGCGGCACAGCAGATTATGCCTTTAAACATTTTGCAAGTTATTGGAGAAGATATAAGGCTATTATAGAAAGTCGTGGAGATACTAGAAAATTAGAAGAAATATTTAAAGGAGAAATACCAAGTAGTTTTAATTGGAAAGATTATAGCATTATTCGTATTCCATATGAGCTTATTCCACTAGGATTCATGGATGATAAACAAGTTAGTAGAGCTAAAGCTACTATTCATACTGGTATATATAATATGGAATATGCAGCATGTTTTACTGCTGATAGTGATGGTTTTTTTAAAAGAAGCCTAATAGAAAGTTGTGTAACAGATGAAGATAAAAATATTATACTGCCCAGTAGTGGTAAAATTGTTTTTGATCCAGTAATTAAAGGAGATAGTACTAAGCAGTATGTATATGGTGTAGACCCAGCATCAGAACAAGATAATTTTAGTATTGTCATTTTAGAACTACATAAAGACCATAGCAGGGTTGTTTATTGTTGGACTACTAATCGATCTAATTTTAAAGAAAGACAAAAAACAGGATTAGTACAAGAACATGATTTCTATAGTTTCTGTGCAAGAAAAATTAGAAGTTTAATGAATTATTTTCCTCCAATAAGAATAGGTATGGATGCACAAGGTGGCGGAGTTGCTATTGAGGAAGCATTACACGATCCACAAAATCTGTCTGATGGAGAAAAATTAATTTGGCCTATTATTAATTTTGATAAATCTAAAGATACTGATATACAGCCAGGACTACACATATTAGAACTGATTCAATTTGCTAGAGCGGAATGGACAGCTCAAGCGAATCATGGATTACGCAAAGACTTAGAGGATAAAGCATTACTTCTTCCAAGATTTGATAATCTTACACTCGGACTAACATTGGAAATGGAAGGTAAAGATATTTTAAATACAGATTTAACTAATCCTTTATACGATAGTTTAAGCGAATGTATTTTAGAAATCGAAGAACTAAAAAACGAATTAACTACCATAGTAATGACTCATACAAGCGGAGCTTCTGGTTCTAGAGACAGATGGGACACTCCAGAAGTTAAAACCGCAAATGGCAAAAAGGGTAGATTAAGAAAAGACCGATATAGTGCTTTAGTTATAGCCAATATGTTAGCTAGACAAATGAATAGGACTTTATCTGGTCCAGAATATAATTTAATTGGTGGAACTACCAAAGATGTTGGTAAAATAACTGGTCAACTTTATAAAGGGCCAGAATGGTTTACGTCTGCTGCTAATGAAGAAGGTATATATGGTGGCATATATAGATAATATTGGTGTATTATCAGTTAATAGAATTACAATACAATTACAAATATATTAAAAAAAATATGGCTAAAAAATATCCAAAAAGTGACGCAATTCATGATGCTCAAATTTCAAATGAAAATGCTTATGTCACGTGGGGAGAAGACCTAAGCAGCAAAGAAAAAGCTCTACAAGAATCTTCATTATCATTATCAGAATTTAATGGTATAGAGAGATCTTCTGCAAGAAGAACCAGATTAGATTTTTCTAATTTAGATACCAATGTTAGCGGAAGACCAGGATTAACCAAAAAAGACTATTACGCTTTTAGGCCAGAAGAGGCTATACCAAATAAGGTTAAAGAAATCATTAGATCCGCTGATGATATTTATCAAAGAGTGGGTTTGGTTAAAAATGTTATCGATCTTATGGGAGATTTTGCTAGCCAAGGCATTAGAATTGTACATCCAAACAAAAGAATTGAAAGATTTTTTAAGGCTTGGTTTAAAAAAATTAATGCAAAGGATAGAAGTGAAAGATTTTTAAATAATATTTATCGTACTGGTAATGTTGTAATTAATAGGCAGACAGCTAAATTAAATAATAAAATTATAGATAAGATGTATAGAGCAACAGCTTCTGCTGATATTATGGATCCAGAAACTGGAGATATTGAATTAGCTAAAAAAGAAATACCATGGAGATATACATTTATAGATCCAGTTTATGTGGAAGTAATAGGTGGATCTTTATCGGCATTTTCGAATAAGAAATTTTACGGAGTAATATTGCCGTCACATATAAGAAAAGTTATTAATAATCCAAAAAATGATACGGAAAAAGAAATTATTCAACAATTACCTACTGATATAATTGAAGCAGCTAAAACCAGAAAACCATATCTATTAAATCCAGATAAAACAATTGTTTATCATTATAAAAAAGACGATTGGCAAATTTGGGCATTTCCTATGATTTATGCAATCATGGATGATATTACTATTATTGAAAAGCTAAAATTAGCTGATATGTGCGCTTTAGATGGTGCTGTATCTAATATTAGAATCTTTAAACTTGGCAGCCTTGAACATAAAATTGCTCCAACAAAAGCAGCCGCTTCAAAACTATCCGCAATATTAAGTAATAATGTTGGTGGTGGTACAATGGATTTGGTTTGGGGTCCAGATATCGAATTATTAGAAAGTAATACTAATGTACATCAATTTCTTGGAGAAGGTAAATATATACCGCATTTAAATAGTGTATATGCTGGATTAGGTATTCCTCCAACGCTTACTGGTACATTTGGAGCTTCTGGTACTACCAATAATTTCATTAGTCTAAAAACACTAACCCAGAGACTTCAGTATGGTAGAGATGTATTAGTTAATTTTTGGGAAAAAGAAATAGAACTAGTACAAAAATCTATGGGATTCAAATATCCTGCTAAAATAGAGTTTGATAGAATGGATCTAAGTAATGAAGATGCTGAGAAGGCATTGTTAATACAACTCGCTGATCGAAATATTATTAGTGATGAATTAATTCAAATGAAATTTGGTATAGATCCAAATATGGAAAAATTTAGACTTAATAGAGAAAGTAGAGACAGGAATTCAGAAAGAATGGTACAAAAGGCCGGGCCATATTATGATGCTAATTTTGAGAATAATCTTAAAAAGATAGCACTACAACTTGGTATTGCCACGCCAAGTCAAGTTGGTTTGGATCTAGAACCTAATAAACGAGGAGAAAAAAACGCTATTCAAATGAAATCAGAATTTCCACCAGCATCTAAAATTGGAACAAGTTCTGGCCCAATTGGAGTTTCTGGTCAAGGAAGACCCAAAAATAGTCGAGATAGTAAACAAAGAAAAGAAAGAGATTTTGCTCCAAGAACTGGTGCTTCTTTAGCCGTATGGGCAAATGATGCTCAAGAAAAAATTAGTCAAATATTAAATCCTATAATGTTAGAATTTTATAATAAAGATAACTTAAGAAAATTATCGGCTAAGGAATCATTTGAGTTAGATAATCTTAAAACTAAAATTTTATTAAATACTCAACCTAATATTAATATTGACGAAAATTATATTAATAAAACTATTTCTAGTATTGATACAGATATTATAACCCATAAACTTAATGGTTTAAATTATTGGATTAAAAATATTAGTAATGAATTAAATAAACAACTAACAAATGAAGAAATCAAATTAATTAAATCATCATTTTATGCATCGGTGTATGAATAATTATTAAAGAGGTATAAATATGCAATTATTTCAACAAGAATATGACGATGACATAGCAGATAAAATACAAGCCTCGGCTAGCATATCATATGCTGCTGCAATTGAGCCTTGTAATTCAGAGATTAAATCTAAAGCATTTAAGGCTTTGGCTTCTATTCAAGATAGCGATTTATATTATACTCAATCTATTTTAGTGAGTAGTAGTTGGAATAAAAATGATGATATTTTTGATAAAAATGAAGTATGGGCGGCAAGACATAGTCCAGAACATAAACCAACTAATCTTGAGCATGATGAAGAAACTATTATTGGTCATATAGTTTCTAATTATCCAATAACAGAAGATGGTATTCTAATTGATGAAAATACTCCAATAGAAAATTTACCAGAAAAATATCATATTCTTACAGGCGCTGTAATTTATAAATCTTATACAAAACCAGAACTGCAAGAAAGAACACAGGCATTAATTAAAGAAATTGAAAATGGCACCAAATACGTTAGTATGGAATGCTTTTTTAAAGGCTTTGATTATGGTTTAATTAATAAGAGTACTGGTGAGTACAAAATATTAACAAGAAATAACAGTACTGCTTATTTAAGCAAACATCTTAGAGCTTATGGTGGATTGGGAGAACACGATAACTATAAAATTGGTAGGGTTTTAAGAAATATTACATTTAGTGGTAAAGGTTATGTAGACAAACCCGCAAATCCAGATAGTATAATATTTAGTAAAGAATCGTTTAAGTTTATGGAAAATAATATAAATTTACCAAAAAATGAAGATATTTCAAAATCAGGTGTAATAACAACTCAGTCTAATATTAATTCGGAGAATCAAATTATGAGTGAAGACAACAAAGTAGTAGTATCAGATTGTGCCGAGGCAACTCAAGCCGCTGAGACTACAATTGCTGAACTAAAATCCCAACTCGAAACTCTCAGTACTTCACATGCAGAAGAACTTTCTGTTTTAAGTACCGAGAAAAATGCGTTGGCATTAGAACACGAAGAAGCTGCTAAAAAAATGAAAGATATGGAAGAAGAAAAGAAAAAAATGATGGCTTCAATTAGTGATCTAGAACTCAAATTAGAAGAAGCCAATACATCAATAGCGGCTTATATGAAGAAAGAAAAGAAAATGATGCGCAAAGCCTCTCTAGTTGAGCATGGTTTTGATGCTAATGAGCTTGATAGTATTCTAGACAGATTTGAGAATGTTAATGATGAAACATTCGCTGCTATGACAGAAATGTTAACAATGAAAAAGAAAAAAAATACAAAAGCTGAAGAATCTGTTGCTGAAACACCAGATTTAACTGAAGCTCTTGAGAATGTAGAAGAACCAACAGATGCGACTGTAACTGTTGGTGGCGAAGATAATACTGTCGAAAATACTCGCGCAGCATTAGTAGATTTTGTTTATGCTAGACTAGGTAAAAAACTAAATAAGGGAGAATAACATGGCTCTTAAACCAGATCGTATTGAACACTTAACAGATATTTCATTTTTCATGAACACAGTTGCTGAAAGAGGCGGCGTAGTTTCTTTTGTTACTAGTGGTGTTGGCGTATCGATGGATGATGCCGATGCTGTAGTAGCATACGCAACAGCTGCTTCAGGCAGTGTGCCAGCAGGCGTTTTGCTTAACGATGTAGTTAATCTTGACCTAACAAGACAGCATATTAACTGGCATAAGGATGAAGTACAAGTTGGTGGTAAGGTGACACTATTAAGAGTAGGTCAAGTTACTACAGATCTTGTTGATGGTAATCCAGAAGCTGGTGATGGTGCTTATGTTGGTCCAAGTGGAACAATTTCCACCACATCAACAAACGCTGTCAAAATCGGTACATTCCTTAGCGGTAAGGATGCCGATGGTTACGCTAAAGTCTCAGTAAACATTCAGTAATTAAGAAACGGAGAAATAAAAATGTCAGCTCATACTAAGTCATTTCAACCAAATCCAGAACTAACTGACCTCTTAGTTCGATCTGGTTCACTGAATAAAGAGGAGGCTTTAGCCGCAAATTCTGAATTTGCAAAAGCCTTAGAATTACCACTTCGTCAGGGTATTCTAAATGGTAATATTCTAGATAATATCTTTGAACCAATCGTATTGGCTCAAAGTGCTACTCCAGAATTTCCATTAGATTTTCTTGCTCCTGGTACAGAAAAAGATTTCGTCGCTTACACTATCCCAAATCACGGATATATTCCAGAGCGTCATGTTGAAGGCGATTATGTTATGGTTCCAACCTATGATATTGGCGCTAGCATTGATTATCTCTTAAAGTATGCTCGTGATGCTCGTTGGGATGTTGTTGGTCGTGCTATGGAAGTTATGGAAGCTCAATTCGTCAAAAAGATGAATGACGATGGCTGGCATACACTTCTTGCTGCTGGTACAGATCGCAATATCGTTGTATTCGACAGCGATGCTGATAGTGGCCAATTTACCAAGAGACTAGTATCTCTCATGAAAACAGTAATGAGAAGAAATGGTGGTGGTAATAGTGCTAGTAATAATCGTGGTTTATTAACTGATCTTTATGTTTCTCCAGAAGCAATGGAAGATATTCGCAACTGGGGAGTTGATCAAGTTGATGAAGTTACTCGTCGTGAAATTTATGTTGCTGCTGATGGTACGCTTAACCGTATATTCGGCGTCAATCTTCATGATCGTGATGAACTAGGAGAAGGTCAAGAATATCAACTATTCTATGACAATGTACTATCTGGCACACTACCAGAAGGTGACGTTGAATTAGTAGTTGGTTTAGATCTTCGCAAGAGAGATAGCTTCATAATGCCAGTTCGTCAAGAAGTTCAGA